GGAAACTTTATTAACTTTCACACCAGCTAACGCAGCAACAAATCTTTTTACAACTGGAAGCATGATTGCTTTTATTTGTTATGAAGATGGCACATATCACATTGCTTCAAAAATGGGTGGTGCAGCTGACGCTACTACAGGTGCATTTGTATTTGCATCATAATAAATAATTAGTGTGGGGCTTCGGCCCCACATCTTAATTTTAAGGAGAAAATATGGATTCAGATCAAACAACACTAAATAAAACTACTGGAGCTATATCTGTTTTAAGGGCAGCTAGAACAAGAGTTACATCTATTCAAGGAAGAGGTGAAGCTGGTTCAGTTTTACTATTACATGATGCAGCAACAACAGGCGCTGCAGCATCTGGTAATTTAAAAGCGACTTACAAATTTGAAACAGAAGGTTTAGATATTATGATTCCTGGTTCTGGTATACTGTTTGAAAACGGAGTTTGTGCAACTTTAACACAATCATCTGGAACAGACGGAAGTGTTACCATGACAATTACAGGAGCATAGTAAATGGCCAACACCACTTCGGGAACAACAACGTTTGATAAAACTTTTTCTATTGAAGAAATAATAGAAGACGCTTTTGAACGTATTGGATTAAATTCTGTAGCAGGTTATCAACTTAAATCTGCAAGAAGATCTCTTAATATTCTATTTCAAGAATGGGGTAATAGAGGTATTCATTATTGGGAAATAGATGAACTTAATATGGATTTAATTGAGGGTCAGTCAGACTATGATTTTTTTAGATCTAGTGATGATGGCACAAGTGCTGTATCCACACCAGCAAGTGTTTTTGGAGTATCAGATATTCTTGAAGCACAGTTAAGGTCAAATAGAACTCAAACAACACAATCAGATAGTCCAATGACTAAGGTAGATAGATCTACTTATGCAGGTTTTTCTAACAAGTTATCTAAAGGTACACCTAATCAATATTGGGTAGAGAGATTCATAGATAAAGTTAGAATACATATTTATCCAACACCAGACTCAACTAATGCATCTAAAGATATGCATTTCTATTATATAAAAAGAATTCAAGACATAGGTGATTATACTAATGCAACTGATGTTCCATTTAGATTTGTGCCTTGTATGACCTCAGGTTTAGCTTTTTATCTTGCACAAAAATACCAACCACAATTGACTCAACAAATGAAATTATATTATGAAGATGAATTTGCTAGAGCATTAGCAGAAGATGGCTCAGCTTCTAGCACATATATTACACCTAAAGCTTACTACCCAGGAACATAATGGCAAAATACGCAACAGGTAAATACGCAAAAGCAATATCAGATCGATCTGGTATGGAGTTTCCATTTAATGAAATGGTTAGAGAATGGAATGGATCTTTTGTGCATGTCTCTGAATTTGAACCAAAGCAACCACAATTAGAACCAAAACCTATGAATGGTGATTCCATATCATTAAGAAATGTTAGACCAGATAGAACAGAACCAGCTGTTGCTGCCATGTTAGGAAACAATCCTTTTTCTATAACTGCATCATCACAAACAATTACTGTAACAGAACCTAATCATGGAAGATCTACCGGTAACACTGTGAGATTTAGAAATGTACAAGGCAGCCCTGGAGGAGTGGCTTTTACAACCTATGAAAACTCATCAGGATTTAGTATAACAGTTACAACAACAGATAAATATACGTTTACACTAAGTGCAACTCCTAGTATAACAGAAGATTCAGGAGGACCAACTGTGTCTGCAGGACCAGTTACGATAACACCATGATAAAAAAATTAAAAAATTTTATTATTAAATTATTTAAAATTAAAGAATGTAAGTGTGAAGGAGAGTCTAAATAATGGCTGGATTAAGTGCATCAGGATTAAAAACACAGATTAGAAGTTATACTGAAACAGACTCTAATGTTTTGTCAGATAGTGTTTTAGAAAATATAATTTTAAATGCGCAGTATAGAATAATGAGAGATGTCCCTATTGATGCAGATAGGAAACAACAAATTGGATCTTTCGTAGTAGGACAAGATCAAGTAAATGCTCCAGCAGGATGTTTATTTATAAGAAGCATACAAGTTTATGATTCGACAACTGCTGTTACAGGGGCTAATGATTACTTAGAAAAAAAAGATTATACATATTTACAACAATATGTTCCATCAACAGAAACTGCAAAAAGAGGTAAACCTAAATATTACGCTATGTACGGTGGGGCAACAGGAGAGTCTGATACTACTTCGGGACGTATAGCTTTGGCTCCTACGCCTGATCAAGCTTATAAGTTTAGAGTGCATTTTAATTTCATGCCTGTTCTGTTAGAAAATAATGATACTAATTACATTAGTCTTAACTTTCCAAACGGGCTTTTATATTGCTGTTTATCGGAAGCCTATGGCTTTTTAAAAGGCCCAATAGATATGTTGACATTATATGAAAATAAGTATAAACAAGAGGTACAAAAGTTTGCTAATGAGCAAGTTGGTCGAAGACGAAGAGATGACTATACTAATGGTGCTGTTCGTATTCCAGTAAACTCAGCAAACCCGTAGGAGATTAAATTATGGCAATAACATCTGCAATATGCACAAGTTTTAAACAAGAACTTTTAGTCGGAACACACAATTTTACAGCCACTACTGGAAATACTTTTAAAATAGCTTTATTTACGAGCTCTGCAACTTTAGGTGCAGGAACTACGGCTTTTGCAGATACGAATGAAATAACTAACTCATCTGGAACGGCATACACATCAGGTGGAGCAACTCTTACAAATATAACTCCTACAACAGACAGCACAACAGCAGTTGTCGATTTTACAGACGTAAGTTTTACTTCAGCGTCTTTTACAGCAAACGGTGCTTTAATTTATAACTCATCACAATCTAACAAAGCTGTTGCAGTTATTGCTTTTGGTGGAGATAAAACTGTATCTTCTGGTACATTTACAATTCAATTTCCAACAGCAAACGCAACTAACGCAATCATCCGATTAGCATAAGGAGGTTCTCCTTATGGCAAACACTTGGAATCAATCAGGAACAACCTGGAGCACAGGTCGTTGGGGAACGACTGAAGCTTTTACAAGCGGTTGGGGTGTTGATGCATGGAATACAGGTGGTTCATGGGGCCAAGCTACTGATGAAATAGTCCAAGTAACAGGTTTATCTGCAACATTATCTATTGGAGAAGTTATATCCGGAGCTAATCAAGGTTGGGGTAGAGCTGGTTGGAGTGAAGAACCTTATGGAGAAAGTAATAATCCCGTTGTTACATTAACAAGTCAAGCAGCAACTTTATCTGTTGGAGATGTTACTGTCGATGCACAAATAGCAGTTGGTTGGGGTCAAGATGGTTGGGGTGTTGAAAACTGGGGTGAGTCTGGATTAGTAGTGGAATTAACTGCTCCTGATGCAATGACATCTAATTTAGGTCCTAACGGTTGGAGTAATGGAACGTGGGGAGAAAACGGTTGGGGAATGTTTACTTTAAATCCTGCAGATGTTGTAGGATTAACAGGACAATCAGCAACTGCTAGTGTTGGATCTCCAACTCCTATAATAGATTTTACAGGAGTATTGTCTGGTCAATCAGCTACTGTTTCTGTTGGAGCAATATCTCCTACAGAAATGTCTGTTGGATTAGGAGGACAAAGTATAACAAGTGCTGTTGGTGTAATAGCTCCAGCAGACGTTGTTGGATTAACAGGGGTTTCTGCTACATCTAATGTTGGAAGTCTTACAATAGATAACACAGAACTTATTTTCCCAACTGGACTTTCTTCAACAGTATCTGTTGGATCAGTAACCGTTGATGATATGGCTGTGGGATTATCTGGGATATCTGCAACTTTTTCAGTAGGAAGTCTAACTCCTGCAGGTATGACTGTTGGATTAACGGGTCAAGAAATAACTACCTCTGTCGCTGGATTTGGTGTATCCACAGGGTTTGGAATACAAGCATATCAAGATGTTGACACGGGTACTAATATAACATATATTGACGTCGCATAGGAGATAAATTATGGCATCAACATTTACACCTTTAGGGGTAGAACTTCAAGCAACTGGTGAAAACGCTGGTACGTGGGGGACAAAAACTAATACTAATTTAAGTTTAATTGAACAAATATCTGGTGGTTTTACTCAGCAAGCTGTTTCTGATTCTGGAGATACAGATCTTTCAGTAACTGATGGTGGAACTGGTGCAACTCTTGCACACAGAATGATTGAATTTACAGGATCATTAAGTGCTGGAAGAAACGTTACTATACCGATTGATGTTCAAACTTTTTATTTCTTAAAAAATTCTACAAGTGGTTCTCAAATTGTAACTTTTAAATATGTTTCTGGAAGTGGAAGCAGTGTAGCAGTAGCTAATGGAGCAACTGTTATAGTATTTGCTTCTGCAAACGATGGTACAAACCCTGATATTATTGACATGGGTTTTGGTGTAGGTGACGTAACACTTACTGGAACTCAAACTTTAACTAATAAAACTTTAACTTCACCAAAAATTGGTACAGCTATTAATGACACTAACGGTAATGAGTCAGTTAAAATTACAGCTACAAGTTCTGCAGTAAATGAATTTACGATAGCAAACGCTGCTACAGGAAATGATCCAACACTATCCGCAACAGGTGGTGATTCAAACATTGATATAGCTATCGCACCAAAAGGAACTGGAGAAACAGTATTTGGAACGGGTGCAGCAGATGCAACTATAACATCTAGTGGTGCTCACAATTTAATATTAGACACAAATTCTGGAACTAACTCAGGTACAATTACAATAACTGATGGAGCTAACGGTAATATTGTTATTGCTCCAAACGGAACTGGTGTTGCTCAAGCCGTAGATGGAGGAGACAATACAGCTGCAATTAAAATTGCAGGGAAAGAATCAATATGGGTTCCAGCAGTTGCTATGTATCCTAATTCAACAAATGGTTGTGCAGACATAGCACAAGTAGAATTATCAAATGGACCTGAAATCAGAACTTTAGATTTTGATAAAGATTCTGATGAGAATGCTCAATTCGCTGTTGCATTTCCTAAATCATGGAATGAAGGAACAATCACTTTTCAAGCATACTTTACAGCAGACTCTACTAATACAGGAACTGTATCTTGGGTATTAGCAGGTGTTGCTTGTGCAGATAATGACACAATCAATGCTAGTTTTGGAACAGGTGTAGCACCAACAGCAAAAGCGCATAGTGGTACAGCAAACGATATTGACGTTACAGCAGAAAGTGGAGCAGTAACTATTGCAGGGTCTCCTAGTACTGATGAACAAGTTTTCTTTCAAGTAACAAGAGATGTTTCAGCAGACGATTTAACAGCTGATGCAAAACTTTTAGGGATTAAATTATTCTTCACTACTGACGCTGCTAACGACGCATAAGGAGTATAGAATATGAAACACAGAGAAAAAGAGATACAACCTCTAAAAGTAGGAAAAAATACATCCAATATATCTAATCATAAAAGTAAATCTTTTGGATATCAAATCTTAGGATTTGGTTCTGGAGGAGGTGCTAAATTATTAGCTTTTGATTTTATGTTAGCTGCTGGCGGCGGGGGAACTCAACGTTGCGGAGGCGGCGGAGGAGGAGGATTTAGAACCTCTTTTCCTGGAGGAACAAAATTAAATATAGCTAGCGGTTCAACAATAACTGTTGGTGCAGGGGGTGCATCTCCTGGTACAAACGGTGGAGACTCTATTGTTGCAACTGCAGATGTTGGTAACTTTCTCTCTAGTGGAGGAGGTGCCGGAGGGCAGCCAGCTGGAAACCCTGGAGGATCGGGGGGCGGAGGCACAAGTGGAGGCCCTGGAGGAACAGGAAACGCTGGTGGGTTTTCACCATCTGAAGGAAATCCTGGCGGTAGCGGTCACCCTAGAACCCAAGGTGGAGGGGGCGGAGGAGCCGGAAGTTCCGGAACTAATGCTTCTAATAATGGTGGAAATGGTGGCTCTGGAACAGTGTCAAATATTACTGGAAGCCCAGTCGGATTTTGTGGCGGAGGCGCTGGAGGCGGCCACGGAGGGCAATTTTCTAATGGATCACCTGGAGGCTCAGGTGGCGGCGCAGGAAATACTCCTGGAACTGACGGACTTGGCGGAGGGGCTGGTGGAGATAAACAATCTTTTCCTGGTCCATCTTCAGGTGGAAGTGGAAGAATTGTATTAAGATGTCCTGCTGCAGATGGGGCGGCTTTATCAGTATCTCCTGGATCAAACTCAGTTTCTGATCACCCAGGTGGTGATAAATTAGCAACGTTTAACGTATCAGGGACGATATCATTCTAATGAATTATTTTGCAGAAGTTAATATTGAAAACATGATAACTAGAGTGATAGTTGCTGAGGCTGATAATTTACCTCCACTATCAGTTAATGGAGATAAATGGATTCAAACTTATAAAGATGGCACACGAGGTCAATACGCAGGGATTGGATTTTTTTGGAATGTTGAACATTCAATTTTTGTTGAGCCACAACTATATCCAAGTTGGACTTTAAATATAACTACAGGTAAATATGAACCACCTGTCGCAAAACCAGCAAACTCTGTAGACATGGTTGAGGAATGGAATGAGGATAATCAATATTGGGAGCGTCTTAATTACATAGATCCTGATAACCCAGATGAACCCTTAAATCCACCAGCAAAAGAAATATGGGATCCTGCGACTTCTTCTTGGAACCCAGCCTAGTTTACTTTTTATAAATATCCTGTATACATATAGTTCGAAAGAATTTTATGATTTTAAAAGAATATGTTTGGATTTTTAAAGATCAATTAGGAGACTTCTTTTGTAACGACGTTATAAAATTAGGCAATCAAACAAATAAACATGTTGGTTACATTGATGATGATGTTGTTCCAGATAAAAAAACAAGAAACTCAAACGTTTGTTTTTTATCAGATATATGGATTCAAAAATGGTTTGACGTGTTGTTTCACACAGCCAACAAAAATGCTGGTTGGAATTTTCAATTTGATAGATACGAGGCTTTTCAATTTACAGAATACAAAAAAAATCAACATTACGGATGGCACCCTGACAGTTTTGTACACGATAAATTAATAAGAAAACTTTCAGGTATTATAGTATTAAGTGATCCAAAAGATTATGTTGGGGGTGAAATAGAATTTAAAACGGCAAAGGGTGAGATAATAAAAATTGAAAAACCTTCAAGAGGGACTATTATTATATTTCCTTCTTTTGTGTATCATAGAGTTAAACCTGTAAAATCTGGAACTAGATATAGTTTAGTTGTTTGGGCAAATGGTGAAAATTTTAAATGAAAAATATTTGTATTGTTGGTGGCGGAACTGCTGGGTTGATATCGGCTTTGATGTTAAAACAAAGTTTAAACGTAGATATCACTATTATTAAATCTGACAAGATTGGAATTATAGGTGTAGGTGAAGGTAGTGAAAATAAATTTACACAGTTTTTAAAATTCTGCAATATTGATAAAGAAGAGATAATAAAAGAAACAGGGGCTACTTTAAAATACGGAATTCTTTTTAAAGATTGGACAGATAAAGATTTTATACACGAGGTTTCTCCTCAAATTTTTGATATAAGAAAAGAACAATATCTGGCAGGTTTTGGTTATGCCATAACAAATAATCTACAACAAAGTGAGTACACGCAAATAGATCAACTAAAAGATAACAAAGTAGTTCATCAATATATTTCAGATCAGTTTCATTTTAATACTTTTAAATTAAATAATTATTTAATTAAAAAATGTAAAGAAAGAAATATTTCTATAATTGAAGATGAAATAACAAGCATAGAAATAAAAAATAAAAATATAGCTTCATTAAATAAAAAATATAAATTTGATTTTTACATAGATGCTACGGGTTTTAAAAAGTTATTAATAAAAAAATTAGGAG